TGAACTAAATCCAAATAATACGTCTTTATAAGGAAGTACAATTATAACAAATAATAAATTTTTATGCAAATCAACACCATTTGATAGACTAAAATCAATTAAAAAAAGAAATGCTGCAACACGATTTGAATATTATCATCTTGCAAACAAGCATAAACACCTTCAAAAAAACCTTATCACGTTCACATATCTCGATACAGACGAATATACTAAGCTATCAATGGTAAATGATATTAGAAACTATTTTAATCGCCTTGTAAAGAATACTAAGAACGATAATATAAAGTTTTTTAGCAATATCGAACTTGGCGAATTTAAAGATAATGCTCATGTTCATATTCAAGTCTGGCATAATAATGAAAATCAAATGAATAAAATATACGATAAAATTATTTCTAGGTTTGGATTGTTTAGTGAATATTGTAAGTTGTCTATGCCTAAAGATGATACAGAAATATATGATTATGTGATTAAAGATTATCGTAAGGGTATGACTGATGATGAACTATTAGATTTAGATGATAAAAAACGAATACTTAGGGGTATATTAGATAAAAAAATACGTTTTAGTAGTCATAGCAAGGGTAAATATACTAAAAAGGTTTATAAGGCTTTATATGGTAAGTTTGATTTGAAAAAAGATACTGTTGATTTGATGCTGGATAATAATATTATTGATATTCGAGGTAATGTTAATAGTAGTGTTATTGAGTTTGTTTATGTGTTGTTTTTTACTAATTTTATGTTAATTAAAAGAACAAGTAGAAAGATTAAATGTTATGAATGTAATTTGAAAGAATTTCAATATATTATCTTATTCGAGTGGTGGATTTATGGCAGAACGTGGAAATATTAACCAATCCATCTAACTTTATTGATTCGACTATCTAAATGAGTTCGATTGTGATATTTTCCTAGTCCGCAACCATTAGGATATTTTTTATTGTAGTAGTTATATACTTCATCGGATGGGATTTGTATCCACTCGCCATTTTTCATATAAAAATATTTATGGTCTATGGCTTTACCTAAAAGGTGCTGGGACCTTGAACTAAAAGGTATATAATTTTTTACATATTTCTTTTGTATTTCTTCATTGTGAGATACACATCTATTCCATCCAGTAGAAACTACTTTAACCCTTCCATATATAGAACTAAAATGAGTTCTTCCATCTTCTAGCATTAAAACTAAATCATAATCCATCACATCGAAACCACATCCACATTCACAAGAGGATTCTTTTCGTGTGAAGTGTATTGTCATAATTTTATTTTATTGAGTAGTATTTGCATCATATCTTCGGTATATGAATTTACTCCTAGTGCAATTCGTCTTTCATCAAGACCTTTTAAATATTTTATAGTTGTTACAAAATCAATAACCTCTATTTGGTCATAATCTTTGTAAGCTTGTCTTACTTCGGCTTTTAATTGACTTATGCCATTTTGCAGTATTATATTATTTAATTTTTTTTGATATAGATCAAGTCTAGCTTCTGCGTGTATATGTCTTTTATTGCTAAGAAAATGATTTGTATAAATACCTAAACCAGTAAGTAATGCCAAGTGTGCATTATACATATAAACATAGCTAAGAACTATGTCAAAGTCAAAGATACTAACTCCACCAATGCTTACAAATAAAGCTATAAACAATCTTAACTCTTTTAAAACTTCAAGAAACCTAGACATATTAAATCCTAATTTATTATATTCTGAATTGTATCATAATTTAAAACTATATCCGAAAGTAATTGCATGAAGTGTGTCTTGAGTTCCTATAATATCAACAACAAAACATTTATATTCTAGTCCGCCAGATATTAGAGGAAGCCAAAATTTATTATCTATACCATAAGGTTTTAAACTATTCCACGAACCATAATAACCTTTTTGATATAAACCATATAATTTAATATTTGGTCTAATTCCGAAATAATCATTACTTGAAGTATATTTATAAACAAATCCACCAGCTTCAGTTCTTACATTAAAACCGTTTTTAAAAGTGATATAAGAAAGCCCTATACCGTGATTATTATCCAAGTAGTGGATATACTCAATTCCTTTAGCTGAGTTCTTAAAACCCTCATTTAAGCCATCTATTTTATAATGTTTAACATATGATAAAACTTTTACATTTATCTCGCCTTTTTTAACTCGGTCTAATATTGCATCTATTTCTTCTATAATCAATAAATCTTTATCATCTGGATCAAACTGTTTATAATCTAATCGTTCTTGAAAAACTTCTCTTATATCATATAAATCTATCTCATTAGCACTTAAACACTCAATTCCCACTATTAGCATTAAAGCTAAAATTATTTTATTCATTTATTATCCTTTTTTCTGTGTTTATTCCAAGCTACAAAACCACCAACTTTTAAACCAGCCATTATAGTTTTTCTTTTAAACCAGCCAACACCTAAAATAATCATTGATTCATCAAGTATATCGTCCGAAACATTTTTTGAAAACATTCCCTCTTTATATAAATAATCATGTATTACAAAACCATAAGTCGGCTTACCTGTTGGAGATAATACATTATGTAATATTTTAGGGATACTTCCGTAATCCGTTATAAAACCTGTAGGTACAAGTATTTCTTTTTTAACTAAATCTGAATAATATTTTAAAGGTGAGTATAATTCTCTATCTCCGCCATTAAAAGGTACTTGAACAATTAATACTGATTTAAACTTATTCATAATTTTTTGTTTATAGTCCATCTGCTAATAAAAACAAATCATCTAGTCGTGAAGAAGTCATGCCTAAAGTTTCAGTAAGAGCAATAAGACTAGACCAATCTCTTCTAACTTCAATAGCATATTCCCATTCTATCTTTAGTTCTTCATCTGTACTTGCATCAATAGCATCTGTAACAATTTGTAATAAACCACTTCTTGATAAAGCTATTCTTGCTTGTCTCATTGTCACTACTTTTGGTTTAGCATCTTCTGTTTGCTGTAATAATTCAGCTTGTGTAAACTCAATCATAACTTCTTTTTTATCATCTATCCATTTTTGCACATTTTTCCAATTTTCATCACCATCTATTGTTTCGGTTAATCCGTTAATAAGAAACCCATTTACTGTTTTTCTAATATTTAATATTTCTATCATTGTTTTATCTCCTCTATTGAAATACTTGATGATGCAACACCACCAAGAACTTGTACTGCCGATCTACCGTTAAACGTAGTAGTGCCTGCAACATTCGCACCTACTCTTACTTTAAAATCTGTTGATGCTGCTGCTGTTGCATCAATATAGGCAGTAAAAGTAAGTGTTATTGTATCTGTACTAGGTGCATAGTGTCCTGTTGCTGATATGGCACTTGCTGTTGCATCTCTAAATAAGGCAGCAGTTATATGGCTTGTTGCACTATGACTTGCTAAGACATTAACTGTTATTTTTAACTTACTTGCTGCATTTATTGGTGTGTAAGAAATAGTTAAAAATTGTGTGCCTTCTGTTTGTTGTGGAATAGTATTATCTAAAGGTATTTGTACTGCACCAGTAGCAACTGTTCCAGTTGTAAAAGTATCACTACCGAGTATAACCTCTTGACTTACTGCACCCTCGAAATCAATAACATTAGTTGTATCATTTCTTAATTCTTTCGATTCTCCTGCTGCAACTACAATTCCAGCTCCAGCAGAAGTTTTAAAAGTTAAATCTTGAAGTGTTGAATTTACAGCTAAGAAAGTATGCTCATTATTATCCATAATTATGTTTCTAGCAGTTGAAAGAAATGGACTAGTATCTGTTATTTCAATACGACCATAATCGTTTTGCGTTGTTGTTAGAGTATAATCCGTATCAACTGTAATATTATGAATGATTGATAAATCTAACCTATTATTGGCAGTTATTCCACTTTCTATATTATTTAGATTATCTTCATTTATCGCTGGTGCGTTGTCATTAACCCAAGTTTGACCAACATAACCTTTTCCCATCTTATCCCCTTTAAATTATAAAATTGCCATTAGTGTCTTTGTAATGAGTTTCTGCATATTCTCTTGCAATCACTTCTAATTCTCCACTTTGTTTGGTTCGTATTGACATTATAACTAATTTTTTGATATTTGGTATCTCGAAATAATCAATTGTTCCCATATCTCCAACTTCTAGCGTTGAATTCTTTATGGTTGTGGTAAATGTCATGTTCATTGGAGTAACATTTATTCTATTTCCATCTTCATCTTCTGTGTATCTGTATTGATTTAATGAAAGTTCTGCAATTATATCTGCTTGTGCTTGATTTGTAACACCTCTTAATTGGATCTCTTTATTGTATATTCGCCCATCACTTGCTCGAAGGTCTGTATTTTCAATTGATGAAGTCTTTGTTTGCCATTGGTCGCTTGGATTAATATATGATACTGTTACCTTGTTTCCAATATCTCTTGCACTACTTTGAGACCATGAAAAACTTCCACTTACTATATCATCACCGGTTATATTAAATGTTATCGTTTTATTTTTTTCATCTTGTTTTACTTTCCAAAATCCTTGACTATAAATCAAGTTGCTTCTATTTGTAGCCTTTATTTCTTGAAGTGCAGCACTTAGATTAGTTTTTGCACCAAAAGCAATATTACAATAAAAACCATAAGTAACATTTAAAAGCTTTGAAGCATAGAAACTTTCAATATCAATTTTACTATCATCTTCATTAAAATTTTCACTATCTGTTAAAAAATCAAGTTCAATTTCTGCTGGATTAATTGAATATATTGGAGTTATTCCAATTTCTGTTGCACTGTTTATTGGTCTAATTTTTTTCCCTTGTAATCTTGCTGTTATGTCTTTTCTTTGATTGTTGTCTGCTGTATGAAACTTATTATAAACCACAATAAAACTAATTCCATCTGGAATATCAGTATCTAAAAAAGTTGTATTCTGAAATGAAAGTGAGCTTAAGTTTGCTTCGGTCCACACTCCGCCACTATATGCAGTTATTGCTTTTATTGGAGTTGCTTTAACAGTGTAAACTTTTACTAATATTTTATCATTAGCAAATCTCCATTTGTCTGTGTCTGGTCCAGTTCCTTGTGTCATAAGTTCATTGTTTGCAAAAAGTTCTTCAAAAGAATTTATTTCGTGATTTGTGAATGTTATTATTTCATATAGTGAATCATTATCAGCAGTTATTAAATCTGAAAATTCTCTAACTCCTCCAAGTCTAACTTCTCCATAAGCTACTGGAACAACATTATTATTATTACTTACATTTTGAAGGCTAGAAGTTGCATAAGTGCTTATCGGCTCGGTATCGTCTAAGTTTGGTTGTCCAACTCCTAGTGCTTTTCCTGCAACTGCTGCAACTGCAATTGCTGCTGCTGCTCCTGCAACTGCTCCCGCTAATGTTGAACCAGTTAAAATTTGAATAAATCCACCAGTATAATAACTTGCAATTGCCATTACTGTAACAACTGCAATTTGCTTAACTGCTCCACCCATTACATAACCCTTCTTATTTCACATTCATCTTTAATTTTAGATATTTTTATTTTGTTAGAATGATTAAAAGTCATAAATAAAAAATGATTTAAAGCAACTCCAACACCTCTACTATGAAGAATTATATCATTTTTTTGAGCTTTATCAACTTTCTTGGAAAAACTAGAAAAAAATTCTAAATGTTGTTTTTTCTTTAAGTATTTCTTTGGATTATCTTCAATTTTTTTAAATTCTGTTTTATAATCCATTCCATTCCATGTATTTGGAACTTTTAATCCTTGTTTTATTAAATATTCGTATGTAAAATGAAAACAATTCATTAGCTTCCCCAATCTAATTTAGTTGTCATTGCACCAATTATATTTTTGTGCTGTCCTTGATCGAAAGTTTGTGCTGGATATGGTGTATCCCATACACTTAGAATACTTGTTAATTCTCCAGATAAAGCACCACCGCCAATTGTAAAGCTATCTTGCAATCCTACAAATAACAAATCTTTATTAAATCTGTTTAAATATCCTTCTTGGTCAAAATTTATACTTGGATAACCATCATCAAATGAAAAAATACCAGTTTCATATCCATTTTGTAGTTCTTTTGGAAATAAAGTTTCACTTGGAAATAATGTTGTTGTTGGAAAAAGTGCATCATCTAGTTCTTGTTGTGTTGGTTGAGGCAACTCGTTGTAAACAATTCTATAAATATTTCCTACATTGTTTCTCCATTCTTTTGTTAGAACTTGTGATGTTATTTCATGGCCTAAATTGTCAAGTGTAATATTAACTTTGTCTGCTTGAAGAGTAAAATCTTCTTTTACTTCATCAAAACTTATTGAAATTGGTGTATATGTTGTTTCATCTATTATTACAAATAAATCATTATCTGTAAAATATAATATTTCGGTTTCAAGTCCATCTAAACTTTTAAATTCAAATTCAAATAGGTGCAATATTTGTGAGTTTTCAAAATATGAAGCATCTTTTGGAAATAAAGTTTCACTAGGGTATAGTGTTGTTGTTGGATATAATGCTGGGTTTGATATTACTTTAGCCATTATTTCACCTCTATTAATTCAAATGACATAATATAAACATTTCCAATTACTTTTTGATATGATAAACTATCTTTTAGAAAACGTACATTTATTAATTGATCTGTTGTGTTATAATAACCTTGCTCTGGAATTCCAAATAATCCGATACTTCCTTTTTTTCTATAAAATGTAAGTAATTCTAACCATTGTGATTCTTGTGCAAGAAAATCTAACTTCCATGTTTTTTTGCTATTTCCTAAATCTCTTTGTGTAGATATTGATTGTCCTAAATTTGTAAATCTTTTATTTAGGTCATATCCATACATAACTTTTTGAGGACTTAATATGTCTAATATATCTAAGAAATCGGTATTTGTTGTGATGTTTGGATTGTATTTGCTAGGCTCATCATACATATTAACAAATTCTTGATAGTTAAACAATACGCTTGTGATTAATGTTACTTTTCCAGTATATCTTTTTTCACCCTTATTCATTTCATCAATTGAGGTTTCAAAACTAAAATCACCAAATGCAAAAACTCCGTTATTTGGTCTATCATATAAAATTCTTGCATCAAAATTATCACCTAGGTTAACAAGGAAAGTGTTTGAATGATTGTTTTGATATGAACCATCTATTTCATCAAATTGTGATTTGCTAATGCTTCTATATGCTATGTCTATAATCATCATAGGAACAGATTTTGTTCCAATAGTTTGAGATATTCCACTTTCAAAATCAAAACTTTGTGATTGCTTTAAACTTTCATTAAAGCTAATATTAAATTCATTTCCGATTAAAACACTAGATAAATCATTCATTATAAATTACTTCTTATTGTTCCGTTTGAATTTAGATTTTGATTAAATATAGAACTTATCGTGTCTTTATTCGCTAATAAAAAAGCAGTACCAGTTTGTGTATCAACCGCATTAATATTAATTGTAACTTCTGATTTGCTAATGCTTGAAGATCCACCAGTATCGCCTCCAAGTTGATTGTTTGGAATAACTCTTCCTGCATTATCTGGAACAAATAGTTCTGGTCCTCTTTCTCCAACTATTGAAACTTTTTTTGCATCTGGTCGTCCACCTTTTGCAAAAAAGCCTCCGAATAAACCACCTAGTGCTTGACCTGTTATTCCACCGACTAATGGTGCGATGATTGCTTGTCTTATAACAATCCTTAAAATATCTGCGATTATTGAATCTGCTAAATCTTTAAAGTTTAATTTTCCAGTTTGAACAAATGACATTAAAGCATCTTCAAGCCCTTTAAAAGCATTTATAAAAGCATCTGCGAACTGTGAGTTAAAGTCTATTAAATCATCATAAAATGCCTTAACTTTAGTTCTAAAACCTGCAAATTTAGCATCAACTTCTGCATCATCAAATAATGGTGCTTTTATAACATCAATCACGGTCATTTTAACCGTTGGTTTTGTTTTTCCAAAATCGTCAAATCTTGCAATAAGTCCTTTTATTGTTTCATCAATTCCTTTTGCTTTTTCATCAATTGCTTCAAAGTCACCTTTTATTAAACTCCATGCAACTGATATTCCCTTTGCTGATAATATCAATAATTGAAATGATATAACTAGACCATCAACAACATTTTTAATTCCTTGTAATACACCTTCTAAATCTTGTGAAAGAGCAAAAAATTCAAACTCTTCTGCCAATGCTGTTATTGTTGGAAGTAATTTTTGTGCAAGTTTTGCAGTAAGTCCTAATGATACCTTCTCAATGCTATCTAATGTATCGTTGAATTTTTCACTAGCTTTTGCTGTTTTTGAATCTAGAATTAATCCTAATTGTTGCGCTCTTACTCTAAATTTTGCTAATCCTGAAGCACCTTCATTTAATAAAGGAATTAGTCCAGCTTGACTTTTAGAAAATATATCTTGAGCGATTGTTGTCTTTTTAAGTCCATCTGGCATTCTGGATAGCTTTTCTGAGATTTCAATGAATACATCATTAATACCTCTAAGTTTGCCTTCTGAATCTCTTGTGGCAATTCCTAGTTCTTCAAAAGCATCTTTGGCAGCACCTCCACCCTTATCAAAGTTTTTAAATCTTCTTGATAAAGCACTAAGACCCGCATCTAAGCTTTTTAATGAAGCACCAGAAAAATCAGCAGCAAATGCTAATGCACTTAAATCTTCAGTTGATATTCCTAGTTTTGCAGATAGTTTTGCAATTTCGTCATTAGTGTTGATCGCTGATTTTGTTAGAAATGCTAAACCTGCAGCAGCAACGACAGTTGCAGCAGCCAGTTTTTTAGTAACGCTTGCTAGTTGGTCCACATTCTTTTTTAACTTTTTATTGAATGTTTGTATCTGTTTTTCAAATTTAGCTGTATTTGCTTCTAAGTTAATCTGAACTGTTCCAACTGCCATTTTTAACCCTTTTTCTTGACTTGAAATCTTGCTTTTAACTCTTCTTTCAAATTAGATGCAAGTTCTTCTTCTTTGCTTACTTTAGGGATGGTAAGCATAACATCTTTAACTTTTATTTTCTTCTTGCTGTTTGCATTATTTAAAATACAGATCATTGTTGATAAATGAGCATCTAATATCTCATTTGTTGTTGGTATTCCTACCCAAGAAGAATATTCAATAATTGGTAATTGCTCGACTTCAGCAAGAGTTATACCCAAATGTTGAGCAACTCTTACTTTTTGGAAATCTACTTTCCCCCGCCTGTACTATTAACCTCTATTATTGAATTAATACATTTTCCCATAAAGTCTGCATCATAAGCATCTTTAGTTTTAAATATAGGTTTACCATCTTTATCAACTATTGATTTATTGATAATCCCAATCATTGTATTTACTGTTTTTGTGTTGTCTTTTTCACTTCCAAGACTTCCCAAATTTATCATTTCACTCACTGGAAGAGGCTTAATAAATGCACCTTCCACTTCTTCGCCATCGACAACTAAAGGTTTCTTTTTAAATAATAAATCTTGAATATTCATTATCTATTACTCTGCTGCTGGTGCGTCAATAATATCACCTGAAATTCTAAGTGTTACGGTACCAGTTAATTTATCATCAGCAGTTGCACCAAGAGGAAAATCTTTCACGAATGCTTCAAAAGTGTAAGTTGTTGATGTAACTTCTGCACCAGTCTTATCATTGAAATCAATCTGATAATTTCGCTTAGTACCCGCAATAATATCTTCTCTTAATTGTCTATGCTGTGCATCATTTGGAACTGCATTAACGTTCATTGAAAGTTCGCCATTATCTGCTAAACCAGCAATAAATTCTTTTGCTGTACTTGAAAGAGTTGTTACTTCAATTTCATTAACTGCTGTTGTTGGACCATCAAATCCAGTAACTTCAGCGATTGTTGTAAATACTTCTGAAACCTCTCCATCGCCTACTTTTACTGTGATACCTTGTGTAGGGAGTGCATTACTTGTTGCCATCTTATTTCCTTTTTTTGAAATTAATCTATAAAATTATATCATAATTATTTATTATTTGCGATTATATCCAAACTTGTACCAAATATCTTTAATTTATCTGCTGGGGTATCTCTTATGTTTTCAACCCCAGCTTTTAAAGTTCCGTTATATATTGATGATTTTATCAATCCTTCTAAAGTCTTACAATCTGAATAATTTTTAGCCCAAATATTAATTTGAATTCTTTTAAAATTTAAAGTCGGCTCATCTTTGTTTAAAGTTGTTGCATCAGTATTGCTTATTGTTTGATAACTAATACATGGATATTCTGTTTTCTCTGGAATAGAAACTGGATATAATCTATCCCCTATTTCATCTGTTATATCTGTATCCGCTAATAATTGAGCAGTTAATAATTCTTCTATCATGATTTGTTCCCTTCCTTTTCAATTCTTTGAGCCATTTTTTTAGTAATTGAATTTGTGACATTTTCTCCTAGTTCATCAAAAGTATTTCTCATAAATGGTTGTGCTGCTTGAAATTGTGTTCCATATTCAACATTTACTGCATATCTTCCACTTACTGTGACTTTTTCGCCTTTTCTAGTTCTCGTTTTCGTTTCTGGGCTTACCGTAAACTTGATAAAACTCTTGTTTTTACTTCTACGTTTTGTAATTCCAATACTTTGTTTCAATTCTCCGCTTTCACTTGGTGCATTTTGCTTTGCTTTTTTGCTTATTTCTGTTGCACCTGCTCTTAATCCAGCAGTTAATATTTGTTTAGATTTTTTCTCTGATAGATTTTTAAGGTTTTTCTTGATTTCATTTAAACCTTTTATTTTTACAGTATCCATCATTAATCCTATATATTTGGATCATTTTCAATATATCCGTACCAACTCCCAGATATAGTTGCTGCCTTATCAACTGTAACCACCATTGCAATAACTACACCTTCTGGAAAAACTAAAGGTATTGGGAAGTTAAAAGCCTCCGAACCATCCTGCTCCCCTATACTTGCATAAGGTATCAAAATACTTAATTCTGTATAATTATGAGGCTCAAAATATGTAGAAGCGATTGCTATAATAGCCCCTGCTGATGCTGTTCCACTCACGGAAGACCCAGTAACTCCTATTATAATAGCTCTTTTCCCTCTAGGCACCATTCTTGCACTACTTGAACATCTATTTTCCCCTATCGCTATTTGACTATAATTCTGAGTACCAACAAAAGCACTTATGGTTCCCTCTGCCTGTCTCGATGAACCTACTGTTAATAAGTGCATACATTGGATAAACCTAACATCCGTTGCTAATGAAAGAACATCATTCACCCCATTAAGTGTGATTTCTTCAACTTGTGGATCTAAATTAATATCTAAATAATGCATATCCATAGTATTTATTCCTGATCCGCCATCTGTATCATTTCCCGAAGTGCTTGAAAATGACATTTGCACACCACCTACTGGGGGAACCATCCATATTCCATCTGGCCAGATTACATGATTTGTTTCTCCTCCTGATGATATAAATTGACCAAAAGCTCCAAAAGGTTCACTTCCTTCAACTTCCCCCTTAGCAATTGATTCTACGTTTGAAGCTGTTGCAATTGAATAAGTATTGTCTTGATTATTTATTAATTTAACATTTTTTGGTGTTTGGTTTGTGTCGTTATTGCTAAATTTTTGATATGATGAATCATACATTAGTTAGCCTCTCTTTCAGCTAGTATAATTAATTCTTTGTTTAGTTCAAGTGTATTTTTTATCGGTGGAATAATATCATAGTTCACTCCATTAAAAACAATTCTATTTTTAACACTTAATCCTGCAACATATCGTATTTTGAATTCTTTTATATCTTTACCATAATATTGATCTGCTGTATATCCATTTTGACCGCTTTTTGTGGTTACTTGACATCTTAGATTAATATTATCCTCTTTATCATCCCATGTGATAACTTCACCATTAAAAGTATCTCTTGTGACTGCTTCTTCTTGAATAGTTAATGATGCTCTTAGTCTTCCAGCTCTCATAAAAATCTCCATATAAAATTACCAGCAGTTATTTTTTTACCGTTGCAAACATCGCTAATGCTCCCATTATGTATTCCTGTCTCTCTTTCTGCTATTCTAATTGAATTATATTTCTTTATAAAATCTCCATTTTTAGAATATTGCCCAATTTTTTTATTCTGTTTATTATTTATTCCATTCTTTACATCATTATATGATTTATCTGCGTTCTCTTGCCATGTCATTAACTGAATATTATCCATCGTATAGCCAATGTAATCATCTTTTCTATCTACTGATGGAACATACATTGTTTGAAAATCTAATCTTTTCCAATTATCAAATAATTTATGAAATAATGATTGAGAATACAACCAATCTCTTAATTCTTTTTTTGTGTATGTTGGATTGTTAAATCCTTTTTTCTTTGATCGACTTATTTGACCTAAATAAATTATACTTACTAGCCCACTCTTACTATGATGATAATCTATATTTATTTGCTTTTTGCAATCTTTGCATGAACTATGAAGTCCATCTTTTTTTGAACTGTCTTTATTAAAAGCCTTATATTTTTTTTCTTTGTTGCACTTACTACATATTTTCATTTAAACAACCTTAAAACTATCTAATAATCGAATTGTGTATCTATTTGGAAGCTCTTTAGATGTTACTCCAACTGTGAATTCTTCTCTATTTTCATAAAGTGTTGCAAATTCAATTAATAACCAACTTTTTAGCATTTCTGGAATGATTGTATAACCTGCAACAAATGTTATTATGATTGCGTTTACTCTATTTTTTAAGTCTGGAAGTGTCGTATCTTCATTTTGAACTAATGTATTTGGAAGAACATAATCATTTAATGTGTATATTGCTGAATCAAGAGTTTGCAATACATTATCAACATCATAATATTCAATTTTAGTGATAGACTTAACAGGGTTTTTTAATAGAGTTATTACATCTTCCCAATCATCAAGAGTTTGTTCATAAGTTGCATCTTTTAATTGCAATCCAGTATATTTTTGCAATTGTTCTGTAACACTTTTTATCATCTGTGTGATTAATGTATCATCCAATGAAGTGGAAATATATGATTGTTCTTTTGCTTGATCTACAGTAATTGGTTGTGTTGATGCTGGTGTAATAAGTTTAATTCCCATCATATTCCCTTTTAAAATGTCTTGATAGTACCTACGTGAATATAGGTACTACAAAACTATTCAGCTTCTAAAGCTTTTAAGTCTTTTTTTGCTGTTTTATCATTTGTGTATTCAAGTTTGAAATGAACACAAAGTGCTTCAAGCTGAGGAGCTTTTAATCCATCGACAATATTTTCATTGTCTTTGTATTTCGTTAAAAGTTCATCAAGATTAATTGGATCACCTCCATTTTTATCACCACTTTCACCATTGATAGCATTTTCAGCACTATCAAGATTTGCGGTAACTTCTGCTAACTCTAATTCTAAAGCTTCTTTTCTAAGCTTCAATTCATTGATATTTTCAATATTATCAATTAATCTTTGCTTTTCATCAGCTTCATCTTGAATTTGTTGAATGTTAGCTTTGGCTTTTTCATAATCTGCTTTGCTTTTTGGTGTCGCATAATCAGCATCGATCAATCTTAAAGCTTCAATAGTGTCGAATTCATAAAATACAAATTCGCCTTTTTTATCTTTTTCTAAACCTTGATAGGAAACAACCCCACCAAGAGAAACGATAAATCTAATTAAAAGTTTCTTCATTGGTTGCTCCTATTAAGCGTTGATCATGTGTTTAACTGCTTCAGTTACTAATAGTTCAGCATCCGAACGTTTATCAACTCTATAACCAACTTGACCATTTGCAGAATATAATTCATCAAGACGTTTAATAGCCATTTGACCTCTATCTGCAATTTGATAATAACTCATATCACCAAAAGTCATAAATTTGTTACCAGTACCCATTGAGTCAATTTTCTCATTGATTATAATTGGATAACCATCAAATGTATTTGGAACACCGACTTGAAGCGATGGTTGCCATAGATATTGACCGGCAGTATCTTTTAGTTTTCTAATAGCACTCTCCGTTGAAGAGTTCATCATTAACTTACCATTTTTTCTATATGGTGCTTTTACCGATGCGATAAAATCAATAACTTCGTCTAGTGTAACTGCTGCAATTGCTGCTGTTGTTTTTCCTAAATCTGAAGCTGTAACAATACCGTGAGCTTGTGAAGAACCTGTTCCAGTTGTGAAATATGCTTCTTCTGCATCTGCTAAACCTTCAACAGAAAGTTTTGTGATATATGCTTCAATGTTTGTAAAAGCATCTTGAATTAATTCATCACTTGCTTTAATGATACCACCGATTTTGTAAGCACCAAGTACAGCTTGACCAAAACTTGCATCAGTTTGTCCATATAATCCATTTTCTGCAATAATTGCAAATGTTGGACGACCATCACCAAGAGGAATATTTGTAGTTGAAGCAGTTCTAATAACTGTTGAATTTTGTCTCATTACTGAAACATCAAGCAATTTATCTATGATATTTGTCATAAATACTTCAGGAACTAAATAACCACCTTCAGCAGCAACAAGAGTGTTTAAAACTGCACGAGTTTTATTATCAACATTTACTGCTGGATCTCTTAAATAAGTTGCAAAAGCTTCAGTTAGTCTGAATTCTTCTTCATTAATTTCAACTTTTGCTGCTGGTTGTGCAACTACAATTGCAGGAACATCATCAACACGTTTACTATCTTCTTCCATCTTTATAAGACGTTCTTCACGTTCAATATCAGCAGTAAGAGTTCTTACTTCTTCTTCATTCTTATCGAATGCTTCTTTATCAAATGTTTCTGCATCATTTAATGCTCTCATATCTGCGATTAATAAAGCTTTTCTTGCTTTTAATTTTAGTAATTTTTCCATTTTTGGTATTTCCTTTTTTTAATTTTTAGTTTATGCTAATTCTAGCAAACGAATTTGTCTTGAACGGGTATCTTTTAGCCCTTGCTCGTTTTCTTCATTAAGGTTTTCCTCCTCTTCAAGATTTTCTTCAACTTCGACTTCTCTTCCAACTGTTGATTTGGAATCAAATCCTTTCCAAACAGCAGATAGTTCATGAATATCAAATTTAGTTACCAGGACTTCAGTTGGTTCATTCTCACGTTCCGTTGTGATAACTTCTTGGATAGAATAGCCAATTGAAACATCTGTTAAAATTCCTTCTCTAAACTTATTGAATATTATATCACTTTGTTCATCAGTTCCAAAAACAACATCACATTTTATTTGACCATCTTCAAGTCTTACATTTTCAATTCTTCCAATTGCAGTATCAACACTCATATGATGATCTTTAAAGAAAGTTGCTAATGTGTCATAAGTTCCACCAGTTGGTTCAAGACGTTCTTCAAAAATTTCATCATTCCACCAATCATATCTAAGACCAGCATTATCATCTGAAACAATTATGAAAGGTATCATTCTTTTTTCTTCATCAATTAGAGAAGTGTCTGCTTTGGCTCTATTGTGAATAGTTCCCTTTTCTCTAATGTTTTTTAATAGTGCATCTCTATTTACTTTTTTAATCGGTGGCATTTGTTGTTCCTTCTGTTGTTGGATTTAATTCTTTACTTTCTACTTCTTCTAATGAAGCATAACTATTATTAATTATTAGCTTATCTCCTGCATCATCATTTTTATTCATATTTTCCAATCTTCTTGCTTCATTTGGTGTCATATAACCCGCATTGATTGCGTTTTTATAGCCTTCAGTTCTTGTTTTAAAGTCACCTCTAAGCAATCCATTGAAGTTGAATTCTGAGTAATATTTCTTTTGTTCCGATGGTGTTAATAATTGTGACCAAATACTAGCTTCAATTTTAATGGCAACCGGCATAAGACAATATTTAACGTGTTCTAAACTTAATTCAGTGATATTACTAAATGTTGCACTTGACATTTCATTTATCAAGTGCGGACTTACTCTAAATATTGAAGCAATTTCACCTTTTTGAAATGTTCTTGTTTCTAAGAATTGGCTATCATTGTTACTTATTGTAATAGGTTGCCATTTCATACCATCTTCTAAAACGATTGGTTTCTTAGAATTTGCAAGTCCTTGATATTTTGTCCCAAATTGAGTTGCTAATCTATCAATTGATTCCGTATCTGACATTGATTTGTCTGTCGATAATATACCACTTCCGTTTGCCCCATTTTCAAAGAACTTAGAACCGAATGTTTCAGTTTGAACACCTAATCCAATGCTTTGTGCATTTTGACCGATTGGTGTAACCCCTAAAATTCCATTTGAACTTGGTAAACCAACTATTCTTAAAATCTTATCATTTGAAAATATAGTTTCTTTGCCGTTAATGTTATAAGTAAATTTAAGAGTTGGAATATTTGAACTATTTACTGTTAATTCAACAGTCATACAATCGAATGCTAAAGGATATAAAGCAACTATTTCGCCACCTCTATTTCTAACTATTTGACTAAAATGTGTTCCTCTAAGTTCTATATCTTGAACAACCATTTCTCTCCAAGTTTGAGAAGTCATTAATGGATTTGCTTGTTTACCTAAAATATTGAATAGTGGATGATTTTTTGCTTTATCTCTTCCACCATCTTCATTTTCTTCATATAAAGTAAAAGGAACACTTGATAATCCTTGTGCTTTTACATTAACACAAGCATAAACGGTTGTATGTTTCATAGCTGTTTCACTATTTACATTCACACCATTTGCATTTATACCAAATATTTCAAGTGTTTTTTTATCTGTCAGGGTTGTGGACCTATCATTCTTTGCTAATTTATTGATAAAATTCATTTCTCTTCCCTAATTATAGACGTATAGAAATTTATAAAAGATACAATACATGGAATAATGGTTGCAATTCCATAAGTAATTACACCGAAATCATATATTAAATTAACTCCGATAGCTACTTGAAGCAAAGCCATTGTAAGCATCACATGAATAATCACTACAATTTTTATTTTTTCCATGATGAATTATATCATAAAAATTAATAAATCATAAATCAATTAAACCTCTTTGATTATAAACACTATCATTATCTTCTTCTTCATCTTTGTTTAATATGTATAAAACCATACAATTCACTAAACCAGCAACACCATCTATTTTTTCAATTGACTTCTTTTTTGAAGGCTTTATATTATCTGCTGCATCTTTTTCTAAAACAACATTACTTATACACCATGCAAGAACAGGATTATTATTATGAATAATCTTTTTTTGTATTGCTTTAACTTCTAATTCTTTACTTGCTGGACTTAATGTTTGGAAGCCTTGTCGAATTGGAACTGTATCAATCCCTTCATTGTTTAATCTACTAATTAAATAATTTGAATTCCATGTATCATATCCGATCATTTCAATATCATAATCTTCTTTTAGTTTTAAAATATCCCTTTCAATGTATTCAAAATCAACAATATTTCCATCTGTTGCGGTTATATATCCATCTGCAACCCATTGAATATAAGGAACTCTATCATTTTTTGCACGTTTCTTTATGTTATCTTTTGGAATATAATATTTTTGATGGACGTATAGCAATCCATCTTTTTCAATCATTAGTGTTAAATTTGTTAAATCGGTTGTAGATGATAAATCAACTCCATAATAAGCGGTGCATCCTTTGAAGTCTTCTAGTTTGAATTCAATATCATTCTTCCATACTTCTTTGCTTATCCACGTTTCAGCTTTATCACACCATACATTCAAGTGTTTAGTTTTAAATGCAATCAAACTTTCTTCACTGTTTTCTGCTTGTGAAACTTTTCCTTCCATATATGAATAAGTTGGACTTACTCCGAGATTAGGATTTGCTTTTTTCCATATCTCTGGATTTTTCCAAAAGTCTGGATCTTCAATTTCTTCTTCATCTGGCTCAAACAAAACAGAATAGAATCTTTCATCTTTAATAATTCCTTGCTGTACCTTTTTGGCATATAGATATATATCAAGATAAAAAAACCCTTGCAAGTTATAACCGGCAGTTGATAAATGAATTTCTAAAGGCTCATTTCTTCCTGCTAATCCATCAGTCATTATTTGATATAGTTCTTTTGTTTTGTGTGCGTGTCCTTCATCTATCGTAATAAATGAAGGCTTTAACCCATCTTTTGTATCTGCCGAACTTGTGAGACTTAAAAATTCATCTTCAAATGGTCCATCTTCTTTTGATATTCTTGGTGGCTTAATTGTACTCTTTACCATGTCAAATAATTCTGGCTCTTGCTTCAACATAGTTAAAAGAACTTTGTGGATAATCTTGGCCTGTTCTATTTCAGTTGCAATACTGTATTGTTCTTTTGCTTTATCCTTATCTATAAAAAACATGATAGCATGAAGTAATCCACCAAATTCACTTTTGCCGTTCTTCTTTGCCATAAATAATAAAACTCTTTGGTATCTTCTAAAATCTTCAAATGGTCCACTTTTATATTTTGTTCCGAATATATCAACAATAGCTATTATTTGCCATTCTTGAAATTGGAAGTTTTGCCCTGCAAATTCTCCTGCTGTATGTCTTAGTAATGAACTAAATTTTATACATTTCATAGCAAGTTTTTTATCTATATAATATTCACTTTTTTTAAGTTCTTTTGATTTTTTATTAATGTATTTTTCAGCAATAGTCCAATAGTGTTGATGCTTATTAAATATTCTTTTATTCATCTAATATCGCCATCATGCTTGATTTTTTACCTTTTTTAATATCTAATCCTTGTCTATTTCTTACACCAATTCCCAATATTCCAGCAAGTCTATTCATCTGTGTTAAGCATTTATCAGCAATTGTAAAGTGAGGATGGACTTTTAAATTTCCGAAATCATCCATTGTTGTATCATCATTGTTTGCACTTTGCGTAACTGCATGAATATATTTTTGATATGAAATACAATATGCAATCAATATACCTCTATCAAGCTCATCAATGATTCCTTTGTCAATTAATAGTTTTTCAATTCTTATAAATTCATCTTGTCCTATTTTGTTTAATGGATTAAAATCTTCATTAGTTAAACTTTGTTTATTCTTTTGAATTTCTGTTTTTGTATTATCGATCTTTTGAATAGTAGCAATTTTTTTATCTTCGTTTTTTTTTATAACTTTTTTATTTGTATATTTATCTTTTGATTGTTTTTCGATTTTGCACTTCTTAATATCACTTTTAAAATATAGAGTTAGTTTTCCAACTCCTGTACTTTTGGTTTTTATATTATATTTTTCTTTGTATCTTTGTAAAGTTCTGGTTGTTGAAACATCTAAAATTTTTAATGCTTCTTTTGCTGTAATATATTGATTTTTTAATTCTGGCATAATGGAAGTATATCATAGATGTTGTCGCAGGTCAAAATGTCGTACGTTCAGCGATGTTTTTTTGTC